GGAGAAAATAAAATGAAAAGAACATTTTTTGAAAATAATAAATTAGTTTTTATCCCTGCAATTTTACCTAATAAAGATCTTTTTGGTAAAGAAACAGATAAATATTCTTTTTTTTCTGATAAGTCTTTATATTTTTATCCTAATGTTTTAATTAGTGCATATCACGGGAAACATTTAGATATTAGGAAAGAATTAGAATGTAATGATAATGTTATGATTTTAGGTGATTCAGGTGGATTTCAAGCAGTAACTTTAGGTGGCGATATAAACGCTAAAGAAGTTATTAAATGGCAAATGAATAATTGTAATGCTGGTTTAATACTTGATAAGCCTCCATATAAATTTGGTGGAACAGCGCAATTTGCAGGTACACCATCTAAAGAATTTTTTAATGAATGTTTAGAAAAAACAAAACAAAATGCTTTAATAGCTCTTGAACATAATAAAGGCGAAAAGAAAATTAGATTATATGGAGTAATTCAAGGCGAAACATGGGAACAAATGAAACAATGGTATGAAACAATATCATCAATTCAAACAAATGAGAAAAAATTTGATGCATGGGCATTATCACCAAAACCATCAAATGATGTTTTTAAAATTGCAATGCTTGGTATTTTATGTTTAGAAAAAAAAATAGATACACCATTGCATATACTTCAAATTTCAAATCGTCCTGGAATAATAGTTGCTGCTTTAATAAGATTTTGTATTCAACAAACAGTAACTATAGATAGTTCTTCTCCTTCAAAAGCATCACGTTTTGGGGAAATATATAATCCATATACATTTTTAGCAGAAATTAAAACCGGGCAAAGAAGACCAAAAGAAAAAATGAATGGATGGATGTGTGATTGCCCAATATGTCAAGCAACTAATATATCTTTTAATGATGTTGAAAATAAAAATTATGAAAATATTTTGGATTTACATAATTTATATCAAATAGTGCGTTTTGTAAAATATATGGATTGGGTAGTACAAGATAAAGAAATATTAATGAAAATGGTAAAAACTGTTTCAATTAATGCTTATAATGCAATTGAAATGATTTATTATTATAAAGAATATGGATTAGAAAGAACTAAATTAAAATATCCAAATGTATTTGAATCAAATAATGATGCATCAAATCAAAAAGGATTATTTGAATTTTAAGGTAATAAAATGGCTGTGAAACAAGAAACATATGATAAATGGATAGCTAAATATGGTCCAAATGCAAGAATTGGTTTAGATATTATAGGTAAATGTAATTTATATCCTAAAGAATTAGGGAGAATATTTTTACCTACAATAACAGAGGCAATTAAAAAAAATAATTGTTATATAATTGATGATAGGAATTGGGTATTTTTTAATTATAATAAAAAATTAAATAAAATGAAACTTCAATATATATTATCAATGGACCATAAAGGAACTATTTTATTAAAACATCTTGAATCAATTTGTGCAGAAAGACATATTCCTATAATTTATTTAACTGTTGTTGCAGGAATGCCAGCAGTTGATTGGTATTATAAAAAAGGTTTTATAAAAGTTAAAGAAAGACATTCAAGGAAGGGAACTTTATTGTTTGATGTTGAGAAGAAGTTTTTTAAAATAGGTTTAGAGAAATGGTATAAAAATGAAATATAAATCGCAAATAGACAAAATGATTAGTAATTGTTTGGTATATGATATAGAAACAAGCGCTAGTTATCCTGATGGTAAACCAATAAACATTAAAACAGATTTTAAAAATTATATTAAATATGCAATAGTTAAATGGGTAGGTTTTTATTCTTATAAATATAATAAATATTATGAATATAATGCTATTATACAACTTGATGAAATTGACCAAATGTTTAAAGACCATAGACATATTATTGGTATAAATAATATAGAATTTGATACTCCTATTTGTATGAATAATAATATTATAAAACAATATCAACATAAACAAATAGATTTACAGGTTATTCTTGGAAATAATTTATTACAAGGGCATAAAAATAGAGCAACATTTATGGGTGTAAATTTAAAAAAAATTATTATTAATGATAAAGAATATGGACCTAATACTTTAATGAGTTTAGCTTATCATTTTAATTTACCAGTATTAAAAGGAGATATAGATTATAATATATTTTTTAAAAATCATTGGGATGAAAAAGAAACTAAAAATATTATTAAATATTTACATGGTGATATAGAAGTAACTAAATTATTATTTGATAAAGTAATTAATTTCTGGACTATATTTACAGATTGGTTATATATTGAAGATGTAGAAAAATGGGCTTGGTTAAAAAGTAGTATTGCCAGTTTAACTTATCTTGCAGCATGTAAAGTTAAAAATGTTTTACCAACATATGGAAGTATAGGAGAAACTGAAGATATGGGTGGAAGAGCAGTAATGCCTATTAAAGATGAAATATATAATGTTCATTATTTAGATGAAGCATCTAAATATCCACATATATTTGCTCAGTTTAATTTATTTAGTGAAGTAGATATATCAAGTTATACTAATGAACAAATTGAAAAAGCAATTGCAAATAATATAATATGGCATGGCAATGATAAATTTAAAGTTAAAGGATATTATTATATAAAAGAACAATCTATATTAGCTAAAGATGTATTAAATAAATTAAAAACAAGAATAGCTGTTAAGAAAATACTTAAAAAAGATAAAAATGGTAAATATATTAATATTGATGAACATAATTATATGAAAATAGAAATTGACCCATTGTTAAAAGATTTTATATTTGATAAACAATTATCTGATTATATTATAAATTCATTAAATGGATTACAATATGCTATTAAAATCTTTTTAAATTCATTATATGGTGCAGTTAGAAGTGGAATATTTGAACAAATACATACTCCTAATGCTGGATATGATTGTTGTTGGATTGGTCAACAAATTCATGAAAAAGTTGAAAAAGAATTTAAAGACCGTGGATATGACACAGTAGGTGGATTTACAGATTCCTGGTTTATAGAAAAAAAAGAAGGAGATACTAGAGAATTAATGATTAAATATTGTAAAACTATAATGAACAAATTAAAAGAATCATTTATTTTTCCTGCAGATACACATATAATTGATTATGAATGTTTTATGGATTATTTATTATATAATAAAGATAAGAAAAATGAATATAAAAAAAATAATTATTGTTTCATATCTAATGGTAAAGTTAAAGTTGTAGGATTTCCTATAAAAAAAAGTAATTCATCTAAACTAGGAAATATAATACTTAATAAATATATTATTCTAGAAGGATTAAAAAGAAATAATTTAAAATTTAAAAAGAAATATTTTGATAATATAATTGCAGAAGAATTAAAAAATGATATTACTTTATCTGCTGTTGTTTTTAAATGTAATCCATCAATAACTTATAAAAAAATAAATCAATTACAAGCACAAGTAAGTCGAGCATATTTTGATGGTTTAGGTGGAGAAATAGCTATAATTAAAAATAAAAAATTTGGTAAAGTAGGAAAAACAAATAAATATTGTACTATAAAAGAAGCAATAGAAAATAATATACAAGTTGAAGATTTAGATTTAACTAAATTATTTAATGAACTTAATCCATTTATTAGAAAAGAAAAAGATATGGATTTATTTAGTTTTGTTGGTGGTGATGATAATTTATTTGATGAAAAAGTTGATGAAAAAGTTGATGAAAAAGTTGATGAAAAAGTTGAAACAAAAACGGGGCTAGATAAATGGTTTTGAATTATTGTAGAAGATGTGGAAGAAAACTTAATAGCGATAAAGATTATGGGCCAGTATGTTTAAAAAAAGTTATATTTGAAAGAAGTTTAAATAAAGATTTACTTGTTGATTTTGAGGTTGAAGATGTTTGAAGATTTAGAAGAACCAAAAATAAAAGCTATTAAGAAAAAACGTAAGAAACAAATATTAGAAGGATTATTTTCTCAATCTATAAAAAAATATCCTAATTTATTAGGACATAAATTACATAATAACCCTTTAGCCCATCAAACTACTCATGCTGATTTTGAAGTATTAAATAAAAATGGTAATATTTATTTTGTTGAAGCAAAAGAATCTAAATTAAATGATAAAGGATATGGTTCATTTGCATTTAAAAGATTAACTCAAAGAAATTCTTTAATTTTTTATTCTAATTTTTCTAATTATACTTTTAGTTTTATACTGTTATTCTTTCGTTCTAACACTATGGAAAAATCAAGGTGTTTTGCTATACCTATAGAAAAATGGTGCGAATTTGAGCAAGTAATAGGCAAGAAATCAGCTAATATACACGATATAAATGAAAATTTTGCTGATTATATATTAGAATACAGTAATAAACAGTTTAATCTAATGTTCTTATGTTAATATTCTATTATATGCTCTATTATCTAAACCTTTATATATGAATACTGGTTTATTATAATTATAATTATAATTATTAAAATGATTGGAGATATAAAAATGGATGAAAAAAAAATTATTGAAGGAATTAAATTTGAATTAAATTTAAAAAATAATGAATTTGAAGCACGTTATGTTGGAACAATTACAAGATATAATATAACAGAAAAAAATAATTTTAATTCTTTTATAGATGAACATTTAATTCTTGAAGCATCAAAAAATATGGCTAAAAAATTATATATAAAATTATATAAAAAGGTAGAATAAAATGAATAAAAAAACAGCAATTGCACAAGATTTAATTTTTTCAGGAGTATATAATACATTTGCAGAAGATACTAAAGCTAAAAAAAAAGATTTTAAAGGTTATAGAAATGTTATGGTTAATCATGAAAGTGGTTATAGTTTATATGTTGAAAAACAATATTTTATTGACCAAGAAATTAAAGATTTAAAAAATAGAGTAAGTAGATATGAACAAAGAGCAATTGATTTAGTTAATAAATATGAAACAGATAGAAAAATTATGTTAGAAAAAAATCAAAATGATAAAAATAGAATATTAGAATTACAATCAGGAGATAAAAAATGAGTGAAAAAAAAATTTCGAAAATAATAGATATTGATAATCAAATAATGAATAAATATGATTTATGTTCAGGTGTAGATATGCTTAAACATAAAGATGAATTTATTAAAGCATTAAAAAATGCTAATATAGAAAATATTACACAAAAAGATTATAATAAATTAGAAGATATGAATTATCATACACCTTTAGAAATAATTATTGAAGCAGGAATGTTTAAACAAAATAATCAGGTAAATTAAAATGAATGGAAAAAAATATAAACCATATTTAATAACAAACGATACTCCAAATTTAGATATATTAGATTATTCTTTATATTATAAATCTAAAAAGAGAGATGGTATTAGAGTAAATTTTAATAAAGGAGAAATGCTTTCAAGGTCTCTTAAACAAATTCAAAATAAACAATTACAAGAACAATTTCAAAATTTAAAAGATTTCTCAAAAAAATATAATGCAATTATTGATGCTGAATTATATAGTCATAGTTCAACGTTTCAACATATAACTTCATTAGTAATGACTCAAAATTATAATGATAAAAATTCTATTAAAAAACATGGAAAAGTTTTAGAAATTCCAATTGATTTTAAAGCATATATTTTTGATATAATTTTTGATGATAATTATGAAGAAAAATTTGAAAATAGATATTTAAATATGTTAAATTTATCAGAAATTGAAAATCAAAATAATTTTAAAGTTGTTAAACAATTAGGATGTTTAGATAAAAAAGATGTTATAACATTTTATGAAGATAATTTAAAAAATGATTATGAAGGTGTAGTTTTAAAAAGAAAAGATATGCCATATAAATGTGGAAGAAGTACTTTAAAGACTGGTGATGCATTAAAATTAAAACCATATAAAAGATTTGATGCAATAATAAAAGGAGTTACTGAAAGAATGGAAAATACTTCTGAATCGTTTAAAAATGAATTAGGTAATTCTACTAAATCTAGAAAAAACGAAGATATGATTCCAACTGGAATTGCAGCTGCATTTATAGTTGATTATGAAGGAAAAGAAATGAAAGTATCTTTAACTGGAGATATGGCTTATAGAAAAAATATCTTTGAAAATAAAGAAGATATGATAGGTAAATGGATAGAATTTGAAGGAATGGAAGTTGGTTCTAAAAATGTTCCAAGACATCCATCATTTATTAGATTTAGAGATGCAAAATAATAATATAAATAATAATAGTATATATAAATAGTAATGTAATTATTATAATTATAATAATTATTTAATAGGAGGTAGTAACAATGGTGCAATCATTAGTAACTTTTACTGAGGAAGATAGTAACTTTATTGACGAATATAAAAAAGAAAAAGATATTTCATCAAAACAAGACGCTATAATTGATATGGTAAAAAGAATTAAAAAAATCGAAGAAGAAAACAAACAATAAATAACACTATGGAGGGTGTAAAAATGACTATAATTATTGAAGAAGAAGAAGGAATTGATGCAAAAATATTTCAAGGTAATGCATTTAAATTTAAAATTAAACAAGATAAAATTGATGATTTTAAAGGAAACTATGATGTATTTGCTGATGAAAAATGGAATAAATATAAAATAAAAATAGCAGATTTAATTCAAAAAAGAATGACAAAATTTGTTAAAGAAATTGTTGCTGGGGGAACTTGGGAAGAAGATTTTAAATCTATTTTTAGCGGGCTAATTGATTTAATTGAAGGAACACAAGGAGAAGCTAAAGTTTTTGAATAAAATGGAAACAGCAAAATCATATAAAAAGTTACTTGAGCCTATACAATATAGTGATGATAGAAAAAAAGCAATGATAGAACTTGGTTATGATATTGATGAATTGCAAAAAGAATTTAAATTAAAATACGGTGAACAAGAAAAAAATTTAGATTCATTAAACATGCTTAATTCTATTTTAAATAAAGATTAAGGTATAATACCTTAATTATTTTTTATTTTCTATTTCTTTATAAATAATTAACGCTCAAAAACAATACATTTATATATTAGTACTGGTTTATTATAATTATAATTATAATTAAATGATTGATTGGAGATGAACGAAATGGATGAAGAAAAAAATTATGAAAGGTCAAAAGATAACAAACGGTATAAATATTCAGAAACTGATAAAGATAACACAAGTTATTATTATCAAGCAACTTCATCAAAAAATAATGAAGATGGAAAATATACAGGACATTATAATTCATGTAGTAAAGAAGATTATTATGAATTATAAATAATTATAACTAATGATTTGGAGATGAAAAAAAATGGATGAAATTATGAAATCAAAATTAGAAATTTTAATTAAACAAATTAAAAATAAACAAATATCTATTGTTTATAAAAAAAACGATATTAAAAATATTAAAGAAATAATTGAAGCAGAAAGTTTAAATTTAAAAGTTATTATACAAAGTGAATTAGATGAAAAAAATAAAAAGAAATTTTCAAATGAAGATTCTAGAAGATTAGAATTTATTCAAAGAAGTATTAAAGATATAAGTTTATGTAAAAAAAATCATAGAACATTTGAAATGGAAACTAATTGTAGAGCAATGGAAATTGATTTAGAATATGATAAAAACGAATTAAGAATGTATGAAATTTTATCAAGGTTAGGTGTAATATAATAATGGTTGATAAAAAATTAATGAATAAAAAACTTAAAGATTTAACTATAAAAGAAGTTGAAGAATATTTAAAAAATAAAGAAAATTATAATTTTGATGTATCATATAAAAATATAACAGACGATTGTAAATTTACACCTTTTTGTAGCGGTGGTTCAAATGACCCTAAATATGGTTGTAATAAAATATATTATGATTTAGCAATTCATTATAAAAAAAGACTTATTTTTAGATTAGATATTAATAGTTTTAAAAATAAATCAACATATCCTAAAGATAATGTTCTTATATCAGAAGGAATAGAATATCAATTTCATTGGTTAGATAATGGAAAATTTATGATAGTTAAAAAATATTCAAAATAGAGGTTAAATAATAATGGTAGACATAGTAATTTATCACAAAAGTGATTTAGACAGGATTGGTTCAGCAGCAGCAGGATTTGACATGTCAATACCAGACTTTTATCTTAATTTTTTAATAAGGAATATAGTAGAGGAGTAAAAATGGAAGCAGAAAAAATATCAATGAAAAATTTGTTATACAAAATAACAGATTTAAAAACTCTTGACGGAGTAGATTCAGTAGGAAGTTATCTTTATAATGGATACCATGTACAAATTAGTGAACATAATTTAACATGTGCAGAACGAGTTGGTAGATTATATTATAGAAGAAGAAATAATGGTTTATGTGTTAATTGTGGAAAAAAAGTTACTAGAATGAATCCTAAAACAGGAAAATTATACAGACTTTGTGAAAAGCATAGAAAACAAATTGATTTAAAAAAGAGAGTAAGATGAAAACTATAGAAGAATTACAAAAACGTTTAGAAGGTGCCTTTAAACATAGTAATTTTTTTGATTCTTTACATGAAGTTAATGAAGTAAAAAAAGTTATTGGTGCAAAGGAATTAACTAAATTTTTAAAAAAGAAAATTAATATTATAAAAAAAGAAAAAAGAGAATATAATTTAAAAGTCAAAAATATTAGAATTAAATATGGTTCATTTAACGAATATATATATGAAGAAGCTTTACAATATATAACTCATAGTTATAAAGTAGGAGAAATTGTTGTTGTTGAATATTGTGATTCATATAAAGCCCTTAAAATACATAAAATAACAAAAAAAGGTTATGATTTATGGGATGGAAATAAATTGGCCACAATAATGAAAATACCAGAATCTAGTATATTAGGTTATGGACATAATTTAAATAAAATAATTAAAGAAAATGACAAAAAGAAGGTCAAAAATTAATTCAACTTTTTTTCTTGATATAATTGGTGAAGATAAAGTTGATAAAAAGAAATATAAAAAAACAGATAAATATAAACCCAACGATTATTTTATGTAAATAATATTATTTAATACAAACATTTATATATTAGTTGTTATATTATTATGAATATGTATAAGACAACAAGTTTAACCAATATGTGTATGAGTAATTTATTACTTGCGTCATTTTAGTTATAACTATGTTGTTAAGCTTATTCTTTTTATTTATCTGTTTAACAACAGGTTGAAATATATTAAAATTTATAGAAGTGTAGGCTAGTCAGGTCAAAGTCACGCGGCTCATGACCGTGAGAACGTTGGTTCAAATCCGACCACTTCTATTTTGTTTAAATGTACATTTAAATAAACGTGATAAAAATAATTACCTACCGTTTAGAAACGAAAGGAGGAGTGATTCCCTCGTTGCAAGGAATTATTGTTTATTTTTATTGCCGATGTAGTATAATGGTATTATACCTGGCTGTTGACCAGATGATAGGGGTTCAATTCCCTTCGTCGGCGTTTTATACGTGTGTGGCTGATTGGTAAAAGCGCTGGACTTAGAATGAAAATTCGTCTACAAGATGTTTTTACATAAGTTATCCAGTTTCCTAAGTGGATGTTGTGTGTTCAATTCATACCACACGTATTTTTATGCTACGATGGCTCAATATGGCACAGCAACAGATTGCTAATCTGTGAGACAATAACTCTTTTCGGTTCAAATCCGAATCGTAGCGTTGAAGGAGAAGCTAAAAATGGTCTTATTGGAAGCAAGAGGCAATGCTTGACGAAGAGAAACTTATAACTGTAGCGGGTTATACATTCATTATTTTTTGCTAACAAAGCGAATGGTAAGCGTGCCGTCTTGAAAACGGTTGGTCCTTGCGGCTCGTCAGTTCGAATCTGGCTGTTAGCGTTATTAAAATAAAAAAAATATAAATTATTGGGCGAATAGTTAAATCTGGTATAACGTCCCGCTTGCAACGGGGAGGCTTCGGGTTCAAATCCCGATTTGTCCATATATTAAAATGAGTTATGATAAAAATCATACAAAAGACGATTGTGATAAATGTCTTGAAAGGGTTGGAAAAGAAAATTTAACACCTATTAAGTTTTTATATCTTGATAGGAATGATTTAATGCATCCTGATTATTATCATAACGCAACTAAAGCACAAAAAGATTACAAATTATATTATGTTTGTAAAAATTGTTTAAAAAATTATTAATGCACGTGTGGCACAGTGGTCTACTGCGTCTGCCTTGTAAGCAGAATTACCCCAGTTCAAATCTGGGTACGTGCTTTTTATGCATCATTGGGCAAGTGGTAAGTCGTCTGTCTGCAAAACAGAAGAACCCCGGTTCAATTCCGGGATGATGCTTATGGTAAAATATAAAAAAAAATATGGGCATGAATATCCAACATTAACAGTTCCAATGAAATCACTTCAAGAAGAAAATTTATTTATTAATCCTTATTGGAATGAATGGAATACTCAAAAAGATAGTTTAAGAGTTATATGTGATAATAAAAAAATAGTTAAACAAAATAAAAATAGAATACATAAATTTTCAGTTTGGGATATTAGAGAAAAAGGAATACAAGAAAAAAATAAAAAAAAATTAATTATAAGAAAGAAAAGAAAATTATTAAATAATATTATTTAATACAAACATTTATATATTAGATATGGTTTTATATAATTATAATAAATAATCTTAATATTAATTTATTAAGAAATATTAAATAACTAGATAATTATAGGTGTTATCCCAATCATATTAAAATGAACATACAAGAATGGAGACAGGACGGGGAAAGAGGCTTTGACATAGTGTTTAAGCCTATCTATCGTTAGTCCTTCCATGGTTCATATCAATTTCTAAATAAATAAAAAAGAACATTGGCCATGTGCCATGGAATTCTAAAAAAAATATACAGTCGTATAGTTTAATGGTAAAATTATCCGTTTACACCGGATGGCTATGAGTTCAATTCTCATTGCGACTATAATAAACCTTTATGCTCTAATGGTCTAGTGGACAATGACATCTGGCTTTCGACCAGAAGACCTGAGTTCAATTCTCGGTTGGGGTACTTTACTGGGTGGTGGTCTAGTTTGGCTAAGACTCTCGACTTGGACTCGAGAAACCGGGGGTTCAAATCCTCCCCATCCAATATTTATTTTGCCTGTGTAGTGTAATGGCTATCACATGAGACTGTCTATCTCAAAATTTGGGTTCAATTCCCAGCATGGGCGTTATGGAAGTATAGCTTAATCTGGTTAAAGCACCGGTCTTATATACCGTTGAATCTGGGTTCAAATCCCAGTATTTCCATTTATGGACGTATGGCTAAGTGGTTAAGGCAGTCGACTGATATTCGAAAGAACACCGGTTCAAATCCGGTTATGTCCATTTTATGCACCCATAGTCTAAACTGGAAGGGCTCTTGGCTTCGATACAATTGTATGGCTAGTAAGACGCTTTTTTGAAGATACCAAGGTATCCGGGTTCAAATCCCGGTGGGTGCTTTTATGTGAATGTAGCAAAACGGTTTAATGCACTCGACTTTTAATCGAGAGACTGAGGGTTCAAATCCCTTCATTCACATTTTTATAGGGTAGTGGTCTAGTGGACAATGACATCTGACTTTGGATCAGAAAACGGCAGTTCAATTCTGCCCTACCCCATAATTGCTTGCATAGCATAACGGTTAATGCTTCAGGTTGTGGTCCTGATAATCTGGGTTCAATTCCCAGTGTAAGCTTTTTAATGGACATATAGCATAATGGGAGTGCGCTGAGCTGAAGCCTCAGTATTGTTGGAGTTCGACTCTCCATATGTCCATCATATTAAAATGGCATACGAACTATATAAAATAAAAAAGGATAAAGAAAATTATTTTAAAGATTGGTCTAGTGATAAACTTTTAACTTTAACTGACGAAATAAAAGAAGTAGTCTATAAAAAGTATTTAGTTAAATGTGATGTTTTTAAAAGAGATAATTATAGTTGTCAAAATATTAATTGTAAAAATTTAAATAGTCCATTAACAATGCATCATGTTAAATTTCAAAAAAATGGTGGAGAACATAAAATAAAAAATTGTGTAACTTTATGTGAACCATGTCACGTTTTATTTCATAGAGCTAGAACAGCAATTACTTATAAAAATAATAAATATCTTCCTATTCATATTAGAGGTAAAACTTTTATGTTAGATAGACAAGATAAAATTAACTGGAAAGAAATTAAAAGTCATATGAGAAAACTTAGAAAAACTTTAAGAAAAGAAAGAATTTATTTAAGTTGGAAAGATATGAATTTATTAATGAAATTTTTAGAATTAAATTTTGAAGATTAGTTTATGTATCTGTAGTGTAGTTTGGTCTATCATCTGGGACTTCCAATTCTGGGACGTGGGTTCGAATCCCACCGGGTACATTTTTAACCGCTCGAGATATTTGGTAATCATACGAGGCTGTAACCCTTGTTCTATCGGTTCAATTCCGGTCGGGTGGATTTTTAATGGGCTGTTGGTGAAATCTGGTATCATATTTGGCTCCAGACCAAATGTTATGGGTTCAAATCCCATGCAACCCATATATAAAAGCTTTATAAAGGCTTTATAAACCCTTTTTCTATTATATACTCTATCATCTAAACCTTTATATATGTATACTGCTTTATTATAATTATAATTATAATTGATTGGAGATGACAAAATGAATACATATGAAAAAAAAATTATGAATGAAATTGAAGGAGATTATGAATCAAATTTTATTTTAATTCCATTAGGACAATGTGAATTTTGTGGTCATAAATCAAAGATGGGTTATGAAGTAGTTCATAAAATTACTAAAAAAGTTTTAAAAGTTGGAACAACTTGTGTTTATACTTTAGTTAATCTTAACAAACAACAAAAAAGAATTTTAGATAATATTATTAAAAAACAAAAACACGATTTAAAATATGCTAGTATAAAAAAATACTTAGAAGCTAAACATAAAGATGAATTAATTACATCAAATCAAAGTTACAATAGACAACATCATTGTCATGACGAAATTATAAATGAAACTGAAGAATGGGTATTTTACAAAGTTGTTGATGATGAAACAAAAGAAGTATATGCAAATACTCAAAGTACAAAAGAAAAATATTATTCAGTTAATTATATTGTTGATTATTCATATCATTCAGTACAAACACAAAAAAATGTTGTAAGTCAAATATTAAATAAAATCAACAACACCCAATCAAATATAAATAACTATTGGTTTGAAACATATAAAGAATTAACATCAGTAGATTTAAAAAATTTAAAATGAGGCGATATAAATGGATAAAAAAACAATTATAAATGGATTAAATTCATGGGAAACAAATAAGGTTTATGTATTTGATGGATTAAAATATAAAGAAGTTAAAATGATTACAAAAGGAATGGGGAAAGGTATTATATTACATATAAATATAAATTAAAATAGATGATTTAAATGTTAATAACAGCAATAAATAAATATAATAAAACTATTATATTAGAATATGATAGCGTTAAACAAGCTATTAGTAATAATTATCAAGCATATGAAAATAAAACATTGACTAATTTTAAACAATTGAGGTGAATTAAAAAATGGTTAGCAAAATAAAACAATTAATAAAAAAATACGATAATGAGATGGATTATATTCGTAACTTAACATATGAACGCATAAAATCATCAACAAAAGCAGCTAAACTATATGGGAAATCATACCCATCAGTTTTAAAAGCTAAATACCCTATATTTTTACTATAAGAAAATGGATAAATCAATAAAATTACTAAAAGAACATTGTATATTTACTAATCCAGAAGATTGTTATGTATTATTTGCGATTGCACGTAGGAAAAACAACCTATACTTAACGAATAGTCAAGAGGTGGTGTTTAGACAAGTGATAAAAAATAATGAAAATATCGAGCGTAAATACAATAAATTAATATCTCAATGTAATGATTATCAATATACTGATGGAAAAACAGATATAAAAAGAAAATTAAATTTTTATGTTTATGTTTCAGTAAATTCACGAAATGCATTAAAAGCTTATATTGAACTTCAAAAAAGATTTAATCAATATGTATTTGAGCTATTAAAAAATAATGATAATTATCATTTATTTAAACGTCTTGATTCAATATGGTTATCTGATTTAATGAAGCCAAATTGTAAAAGTAGTAAAAGATTTTTATTAGATATTGATACTAAAGAACAAGAAAAAATAGATAAGATAAGTGGGTTATTAGATAAAGTTACTTTAACAATTAAATGTTATAAGAATGAAACTAAAAATGGATTTCATTATATTATGGACCCATTTGACAAACAAAAATTTCATAATCTATTAACTGAAAATAATTTAAAAGATATTTGTGAAGTAAAAACAGATGGATTATTTTTTGTAGAGAATTTAGGTGAATAAAAAATGAGAGAAAAGATAAAAATTCCAGATAATGTAACAAATATTATGTCTCACCTTATAGCTCATGGTTATGATGCATATATTATTGGTGGGGCAATAAGAGATTACTTTCTTGGAATAATTCCTCACGATTGGGATTTATTTACAAATTGTCCTGACTTAGTTAATGAGTTTCCAGAAGGAAATGTAATTGGTGGAGAAGAAAGACAAGCAAAGATTTTAACTGTGATAGTGGACGGAATAGAAGTATCACAATATCGAGCAAATGGTGAACGAACAGAAGTAGGAAATGATTTGGAAACTCATTTATCTACTTGTGATTATAATATCAATGCAATGGCATGTGATATAAATGGAAACATCATAGATTTACATGGTGGAATATTTGATTTAAAACATTGGACATTTGAATTTGTTGGTGATGGAAACCAAAGAATAAAAGAAGACCCTCTACGAATATTAAGAGGTATAAGACTTATTCTGAAGAACCGATTACATCCAAGCCTGGAAACAGAAACAATTTTAGAAGAGAATGGTATTAAGTTATATGAGTTACCAAAAGAAAGAATCCGAGAAGAATTTCTTAAACTTTTAAAATATGAAAAATGTTTTGATATATTAAAAGAATTTGAATTGTTAAAATATATCATTCCAGATATTGAAAAGTCATATAACATGAACGGTGGCGATTATCATGATGAAACTGTTTTTGAACACATGAATTATTCATTTAAAGAAGCTTGTAAGATAACTGATAATGTATTTTTTAGATTAGCTGCAGGACTTCATGATTTTGGTAAGATTTCTGCTATATCAAGAACAGTATTAATTGACCCTAGAACTATGAGAGCTATAGAAGATTCAAAGACACATTTCTATGAGCATGAAAGAATTGGTGCAGAAAAAATTGAAGAATGGATGAGAGAATATAAATTTGCTGAAAAGGAAATTAAATATGTTGTTACTTTAGTGCGAACTCATATGTGGGCTTGGACTGAAACAATTTCAAAACGGTCTTATATCAAACATTTCAAGAAATTTGAAGATGCAGATATTGATATTATGGATTTTGTTACTATGACTTATTGCGACAATCAAGGTAATATGAAAAACTCTAGAATTAAATTTGCTGATTGGGTAAGAGATAGTCCAATTCATAAAAAATATTATGAGTTAAAACATACTAATGAACCATTTTCAGTTAAAGATTTAGCAGTTGGCGGTAAAGATTTAATTCAATTAGGATTTAAACCTGGACCAGAAATGGGAAAACTTTTAAAAAAACTTTTTGAAAAAGTAATGATATGTGAAATTAAAAATGATAAACGTGAATTAATTACATTTTTAAAAGAATTTAAGGAATGAGAAAAATGACTATGCCTATAAATATAATGAATTGTAAATTAATCACTATTTATAAATTATTAGAAACTATAAATAATCAAAGTGGTAAATATAAAGTAACTAACATAAATATAATATCTAAAAGATCTAAAATAACATATGCTCATACTTTTGATATGTTAAAATTATTGATAAAAACTAAATTAATTGAGAAAAAAACTATACAACATGGAATATATCAATATAATTTAACTAAATCAGGATATAAAACATTAATTGCAATATCGTTTATAAATAGTAGTATATATAAATAAGTTTATATAATATTATTTATAAAATGGGTAAAGCTCCTTCAATTTATAGAAAAATAAGAAAGTCAACAACTAATTCTCCTTTTGGTGATACATTTGCAATTACCATACCAAGAGATATTGCTGATGAATTCTCAGGTACATATTTTAAAATTCATAAAAATAATAATACTATTTTCTTAGAATCTGGATGTAGACTTCCAAATAAAAATAGTAAAAGAGATGTAAATAAATATTTTTATGTGAGGATATAAATGGTAGATAAAAAAATAAAAATATTATGGTTAAGTGATAGTCCACTTACTAGTACAGGATATGGAACTATGACTTTAAATATTTTAAATGGTATGACAGAAAAAGGAATTGAGTGTCATTGTATATGTCACAATCAACCTGGACAAACTTTAAAGCCTGGAATTAAATTTATGGATGATACAGAAATTAAATTTCATTTACATGGTGCAGGTGTAGAAAGATATTCTAAAGATAAAGTTAAATATTTATTACAAGAATTAAAACCAGATTATTTTGTAACATTATTAGATACATTTATGATTACAGAAGCTGGGTTTTTAGGAATGAATTTCAGTCCTGCTAAAAGTATATTTTATTTTCCTTCAGATGGAGAAGACCAATTACCTTTATCTTGCGAGAAATTATTTACTTCTGGGACATACCAGTATCCTATTGCAATGGCAAAATTCGGTCAGCAACAAGTTAAGAAAGCCCATAACATTGATGCATTATATATACCTCATGCAGTTAAACATAAACTATTTAGACCATATAATGATAAAGAAAAAGTAAAAAATAGATTAAAATGGAGTAATAAATTAGGTGTAGATTTATCTAAAAAACAAATTATAGGAACTGTTGCTAGAAATCAAGGTAGAAAAATGATGGATAGAATGATTCCAATAATGAAATTAATTGCAGCTAAAAATGAAAATGCTGTAATGTTAATGCATACAGACCCATTTGATAGAGCAGGTTATTTTGATATGATGTATGAAATTAAAAAACATAACCTAGAAAATAAATTTATTTTTACAGGTCTTAATTTTTTGAATCCATATACATATACAGAACTTTCTGAAATTTATAATTTAATGGATATATTCTTATTGACAACAACTGGAGAAGGATTTGGTGTTCCAATAATAGAAGCTATGTCTTGTAAAGTACCTTGTGTTGTAACTGATTATACAACAACAAAAGAATTAGTTTTAGACCATAATTCTGGATTAGGTATTATAGTAAGTGCGGAAATTATGGGAACATGGAATGTAAAACGTGGTGTCTGTGATATTGAAGATGGAGCTAATAAATGTCTATTCCTTTTATCAAATGATAAATTAAGAACAAATATGGGAGAGAATGGCCGTAAAGCTGTTTTAAAATATTATACTTGGGATAAGGTATTGAAAGATTGGTATAAATTATTCAATAAATTAAAAGGTGATTATTAATGATATCATATAATATAAAAGATAAAAATGAAATTAATAAATTAATAAAAGATATGAAAGCATTTATAAAAAATATACGTGTTTTTGTTTCTGATTTTCAAGAACAAACAAAATCAAATAATGTATTAGAATTTTTAACATGGCTTGAAAATAAAACAGAAAAAAGAATTTATGATAAAAAAGTCGAATTAGAACAGAAATTAATACATAATCATAAAATAAAAAATAAAGAGATGACTAATAATGATTAATCATAGACAAAATGTATTATCTGAAATTGATAAATTTATTGCTGATAATGATATTAATAATTTAAGATGTTTAGAATTAGGTTCTGGTAATGCAAGCGATTTTAAAGATAAATTTGAACAATATAATATTAAAGAATGGTTAATGACAGATAAAAATGATAATATATTTATGGAAAATTTACCATATGAAGATGATTCATTTGATTTAATTTTTAGTTGTCATGCGTTTGAACATTGTGAAAATCCCTTAAAAGCATTAAGAGAAATGAAAAGAGTATCCAAAAAATGGGTAATAATTATAACACCATTTCATTGTAAACATCAAATTTTAAATGCGGATTTTGACCATATTTTTTGTTTAACTGAAATACAAATGAAAAGATTATTTAGATATACTGGAATAATAGAAGATAAAATTTATGTTCAAGATATAATGGGAGCTAAAGAACAAGATTATAATTTAATTAGTATTGGTAAAGGTGATTATTAATGCCAGCTAAAATATTAAAATCTACAGAAACACCAATTGATTATATAATTAAATGTCAAAGAGAAGGAGTTAAACATTGTCTTTCTTTTGAAGAATTTAAAGATTATATAGAATTTGATTGTTCTTTAAAAGTTAGTTTTCCAAAAATATTAGAAGAAGTTTATAATAAATTTAAAGATGAATATTATAAAATAGAGGTTTAAAATGAATAATAGAATAACTATACATATTGCTTGTAAAGATAGACCAAGTGAATTAGCTTTATTATTACAAAGTCTTAGAACACAATCTTTAGAAAACTGGGATTTATTAATAGTAGATGATGCTTCTCAAATACCTCTTGGACAAAATGAAGTTTTAATGAAATTAATTAATAGAGTTAAATTAGAAAAACATAAATGTAAATTTATAAGAAATGATGTTTCTCTTGGTGTGTGTCAAGCTAGAAATATTTGTATTGAAAATGATAAATTTAATAATATGTATACTGCAAGACTTGATGACGATAGTATATTAGAACCATTTTGTTTAGAGAAATTATATTTAGGTATAGTAAAATTAAATTATGATTTAATTGGTGGAACAATTCCTATTTGTCATTCACCTTATTTTGAACGACAAAATAAATATTTAAAAGGTTTTATTAACGAACATAAATTTAATAAGAAAGGCGATTTAATATTTAATGCAGATGAATGTGCTTATACATATACTAAAAATGATTATTTACCTACACATCAATTTAGAACATATTGTGTTTATAAATCTAAATTAAATAAAATAAAATATCCAAAAAATCTTTCTAAAATAGGATTCAGAGAAGAAGGTTTTTTTAGTATGAAAGCAATTTTAAAAGGATATAAATTAGGGATATGTACTGGAGCAATAGCTAATCATATACAATCAACTTCTGGTGGTTGTCGTGACCCTGAATATCCAAAATTTGTTCAATCAGATGATAAAATATTTAGAGATTGGTTAAAAAACAAATTTGAAAAACATGGTGATTTTCTAAAAGAATATAAGAAAAAATATACTAAACAGGTGAAAAAATGAAGTTAACAATTGAAGGACCAATGTTTGATACTAGTGGTTATGCAAATCATGTAAGATATTTTTCTAATACTTTATATGATGTTAATAAAGATATTAAAATAGAAACAACTTTAGTTTCAGGTTGGGAACATATGTGTAATAGTCAAGAATTAGAAATGATTAAAAAACCATATGATGAAGATAGCACTTTAATATTTATTGGACAACCACCAAGTTGGCCATTTGCTATTGCAAAGAATCCTAAACATTTTATTGGATATTTAGTTTGTGAAGGAGATAAAGTTCCTAATTTTTGGTTAAAACATATTTTTGATGAACGAGTTGACCAAATATGGGTACCTAGTAAACATGTAAAAAATGCTATTATAAATTCATGTTCAAATCCTAGTGATTTAGAATATCTAAATAATAAAATAAAAATAGTTCCTCATGGAGTTAATTTAGAATTATTTCAACCAAGAGATAAAGATAATAAAATTTATACATTTATTTGTAATAAAGGTTGGTCAAAAGGAATACATGATAGAGGAGGAGTGCAATTTTTAGTTAAAGCATTTACAGAAGAATTTACTAGTAAAGAAAATGTTAGATTAAAAATTAAATTAAATACAGCATATCATTATCAAGGTTGGAATATTGATGAAGAGTTTAAAAAACTTAAATTAAATAAAAAAATTAATAAACCTAAAGTTGAATTAGCTATTGGTAATATGACGCAAGATGAATTAGTTGAATTCTATAATAGTGGTGATGTATTTGTTTGTCCTACAATGGGAGAAGGATTTGGTTTAACTTATGCTGAAGCAATGTCTTGTCAAGTGCCTTGTATTGCAACTAATTTTGGTGGTCAAAAAGATTTTATAAACACTAAAAATGGTTGGTTATTAGATTGTAAACTTATAGATTCATATGAAGAAGAAGGAGTTAAATGGGCTTTACCAGATGTTGAACATCTTAAAAAATTAATGAGAGCTTGTTTTAAATATAAGAAGAAAGCAATTGAAAAAGGTGAACAAGCATATAAAGATATTTCTAAATATAGCTGGCGTAATTCTGTAAAAAAAGGAATGAAGTTCCTAAAGGAACTTTAAATTATTTTTTTTATATTCCCCATTTATAATATTAACTAATTGAACTTGTCCTGTATCCCATAAAAATGCATTAGTATTAGTCCATCCACTTGGGTTATTCTTCATATAAAATACTTTTAATGGCAAACTAGTTCCTACTGTATATGTATTTCTTAATATACCAGCATTGTGAACGTGTCCAGTAATACTTTTACCAAAATCAGTTTCTTTAGTTTTTAATGAACCTCTTCCATATCCAGGACCAGTGTTTCCATGATTAGCTAATTGAATTCCATGTAATTTATAATCTTGGTCCATTTTTAAAAAATTAACATTTTCAGGTAATCCACCGTGAGTTTTAATACCAATTTCTAATGGATTTTCTCCGTTTGCATAAGCTGATGCTAATTCAAAAGCTGTTCTAGCATTCATTGGGTCTTTAATAAATCTTCCTTCATCTAAATATCTTTCTAAAAATCCAGGGCTATGATTTGAATATATTACATTAACTTCTCTTCCTTCCATAGCATTTGCAAGTAACCAAAGTTCTTTATTACAATCTCTTAATTCTTTATCTAAAGAAAGATTACCTTTATCTGCTCCTTCTCTTATCATTTGATATATTAATTCTTTTTGCATGTGATGAGAAATACTATGTCCATTAAAAAAATCATGTAAAAATAATCTATCTGGTTTATATTCTTTTATCATATCAAAATTAGCTTTACGTACTTTTTTATCTGTATAACCATTATGATAATCTCCTAATATTAAAGCATCTAAATTAGCTTGTTGTGGTTGAGAATTTGAGCTAAATTTAATACCTAAGTCAACAAAAGTACCATTGACCATTGAATGAATATTACGATGATGATACTTACTATTGTTAACAATATCTACAACCCAAGCACCATATACATGGTCTCTTAGTGCAATATTTCCTAATCTTCTTCTTTCTGCACTGGTATCTTTATGTGTTGCATAATTAGGTTCTGTAATTGCTCCTGGTGTAATTAATGCTCTTGGCATTTTAACATTACTATGTGAAATATATTTAAGTCTTTGTTTAGGACTTGCAAATATTTTACTTGTTTCTCTTTGACTAAATCTAGCTAATCCAACTAATGGGTCTATTTGATATGGTCTAATATTAAATTGATCTATTTCAATATTATCATTAAGTTTTAATTTACCATATTCTATATGATAATCTTTTAAAGAATCATCAATGTTTTCTATATTCCAATCTTGTCTTGCACTTTCTCCTATTGTGGGTAAGATAATTAATTCATCGGCGAATTCATCTACATAATTTTCTAATGATTTTAAAAAATTTTTATTAGGTTTTGCAAATGCTTGAGCTGTTGTTACTACATAAGTTTTTGTTTCATGCTTAATTTTAACCACTCCTTTATTTTATTTAAATTGCCATGTTATTTGTAATTGTAATTCTGCTGTTCCATTAAAAGTTTCTGGATTACTTAAACTATCATAACTCCATAAATCTCCTGTTCCTAATCCTGATGCAGTTCTTCCACCAAATTCTCTTAATGTTGTACCGCTCATTTGAGATACAGTATAATCATAAGTATATTCAATTTCATTTGGTGTTGTAGTTATTACAGAACTATATCCTGATGAAGCTGTACCATTAACTAAACCTGACCTAGTTGAAACAACTGTTCCAGAACCATCACCTATTTCTGCATAACCAGGATATAATCTACTCCCTGTTGGACTTATACTTAATGCAAGTCCTGATTTCATTATTTCTGTTGATACCATTTTATTCTCATGTATTAAAATCTGTTGTTATATAAGCTTGAAATGCTGGAGTACCTATTGGAAATTTAGGTGTTATTTTTAATTTAACATTAAATCCAGCTAATTTATTTCCTGAACCGTCTTCACCGTTCTCTATTATAGTTCCACAAGATTGTGGAGTATCTAATATAGTTGTATGATAAAATTTATTATTAAAAGGTATACTAGCATCATTAGTATTTGATATTGGTATTATTCCATAATCAATACTACCTGCTGGAATATCGTTACTAATATAATTTATTCCTGAATAATTAGTTAAATATGTACTATCCCAAGTAAGAGCAATATTATCTTCATTAATATGTGCTGAAATTGTTGCCGGTGCAAAACTAGTATAAGCTGATGTATCATAATATGACCCAGTAACTGAACCTAACATATATTCATAATATCTATATGTTGCTCCTTCTCTTGTTGATGCTTTTAATCTAGTAATAGCTTCACCTGTTTCTGAATTGTATATTAATCCTGGAGCACCTACACTAACTGTTGTTAAAATATCTGTTAAAATATCATCTTCTAATTTAGTATAATTATCGTTTTCTAAATCCCATTCTGTAATAATTATATGTGAAGAATCAGTTGTACTACCGCTACTTCTAAAACCTGCTACAGCACCTATTTTTGGATTTCTAAAATTTATATATTGACTAACTGATGCATAATGGTCAACCGAACTTGCAGTTGTTCCAATACCAGTTTGACTATCTGATGTTAAATTTCCATTTACAAATCTTAATATTGTATCTTGCCCTTGGTCAAATACATCATCTTCCACAGAAAAACCAATATAATATAATATTTTACTATTATTATAATAAAATTTTCCTAAAGACATAGTATAATCAAGTGAACTCATACTATCTCCTGAATAAAGAGTTGGACTAAAAGTATCTCTAGCAGCTACAAGAGTAGTTCCAGCATCTGATATATATAAATCTCCAATTCTACATTCTAATGCTATTGCTCCATTATCATCAGTATAACCATGTGTTATAATATTTTGAGATACAAAAGTAGTACCAATCATTGCAGCTTGAGCTGGTAGTATATTAGTTATTGTTGTATAATATTCATCTCTAATATCACCTGATGAAACTGAACCTGGTACAGTTTCTAATTCATCAACTGCATGAGTATGTTCCCATTGAATAACTCCTGAACTATTATATTTATAAGTAAAATAATCTCCATACCAAATTAATGAATCTGGGTCACCACTGAGAGAAATAAATGCTGCATGCCATTCTCTAAGTAAATTTGTACTTACATAAACATTATAACTACTATCAAACGCTATAGATTGATATGTTCTTAATATACCTCCACTAGGTGTAGCATGTGAACCTCCAAATCTATCGTTAAAACTTGTTGCTGTAGGAACTGTTCCACTTGGCATAGTATAATCTATAGGTACATTTACAAGTTGTGATTTTAATTGTATATCAATAATAGCTGCTCTATAAGTTCCTTGACTATCTAAATATAATGTTTTAAGATATCTTCCTTTTGTAACTGGACTTAAAAAATCAGTTTCAGAAGTTGTAAAATCCATAACTAAATATGAACCATTATATTTAGTTAATATAGTATCCCATTCAACTTTATTAGGAATATCTTCTGTCCAAGTTATTGTTGGAGATATATTCTCCCAACCGCTTGGTAAAGTTACAGTACCAGCTAATATATCATCAACTAAATAATAAGCAAATGAATAATATTTATTTAATATTTCATTTAATTGATTAATAGCATTTGTTAAATCGTTCCAATTATCAAGTGTTGGATAATCTGTATCAACACTTAAAGTTGGTAAAGTAAAACTATCAACAGTTGAATCATCAAAAAATTTATATAATACATTTGTTAATACTTCTTGAGCATTTAATAAATCAATTCTTAACGCTGGAACTTTTATTACTAAAGCATCCATATCAGTTTTAATAGCGTTCCATCTAGCAACATTAAGATAATCTCCGTCTTGATAATCATAACTAGCTGTTGCAGTATATGAAGTAGACGTTTGAACCCAACCACCTGTACCGGTGTCTAAAGTAGCTATCATAGTAACTATAGCGTTATGTATTTTAGTTGAATTCTCCACTGATTCTTGAATTTCACTAATCATTGAAGGAAAACATCTTTCTGATAATATACGTTCTTTCATTTTTAAGTTCCTGAATAAGATATTTCTGTTCTAGTTATTTTAGCATTATTACCTATAAATCTATAATAAATTCCACTTGTTGATGCATCTGAAAATTTATTAGATACACCTCTATCAAAACTATATATAGCTAAAGTGTTTCCGCTATAAAAATTTGGTATTCTAGGTTGATAACTATTTTCATTATCACCGTTACTTGAAATTTGATATTGAATATTATTTAAATTTTCTCCATCAATAGTAAACCAAACTGTATTATATGAATCAATAGCATTTTTTGCTATTTGTTTTCCTTTTAATATTTTAGGTAGTAATGGTATTGGCATCTTAAACTATACGAACCTCTCTAGTTATATTATGAGCTTCTGGACCATATCCTAAGCTTGCAGTAACATTAAATAATCCTTTTATAGAACCATTTATTTGCCAAAAATATGTTAACCTTGTTGAAAATGGAAATTCAGCTATGTCCCAAGGATTAGCTGTTGGGTCAGATTCTGTAGCAGGAGAATTAACAAGTATTACATCATCAAAAGTAAAACTATATGTACTATTTGATATTTCCCATAATATATTATAATTATAATAATCATCAAACCCAGTATTATTAAACTCTACCCATACAAACCAGTCAGTTGTTTCATTTCCTATTGATGTTGGTAATGGATAATTATTTGAATATACCCATCCTATTGCTGTTGTATTAGTGGTATTATATACATTTAATCCTGTTTCTGATACTGTACTACCATTAGCAGTTATATTTAAAAAATGTGTACTATATGTAGTTGAAACATTCATTGGTTTCCAAGTAAAATCATATAAACCAGTTGTTCCTATTGAAACATTTTCTGTTGTATTAATTAATCCTAAATGTGCTATTGTATTTGTATCTAATTGGTTAAATTCAAAATCTTTACTAAATACACCATCACTAGTAATATTAACTTGAAAATTCATTGTCTTATATAAAAAATATTCCGCTAATCCTGCTGTGGTATTAGCCATTATAATATCATTAAGAGTTATTCCTGTTATTTCATCTTCAAATATAATTGAAAAATCTTCTGATTCATTTGCATCTAAATAATCTAACCAACTACAAATACTAGTATATCCTGGTGATATTGTTAATGTTATATTAGTATCAACATCCATTCTTGATGAACTATCTGAATTACAAGTATTACCCATCCATAAAGAATAAGCACTTTCTGATGATAAACTAATATTATCTATTAAAGGTATAGATAAATTATTAGTTCTACTTAATGTAAAAATATATGTAAAATTTTTTAATTTAATTGAACTTAAATCAATTAATCCTGTTGAGTCAGTACCTTCTATTATATTACCTGACATATTTTCGTATGAATATGATAAAGTATAATTTGTATGAACATTATCTATCCCACTTGTATCATATGTAAATTGATAAGCAGTAATATAAGTTGATGGACTTATTGAATTTGTATATGTTCCTTGTAAAGCTGAACCAACAGCAAATCCATCAAAATGTAAAGCATTGAAAGTTAATGTATTATCACTACATACAATATCTGTACAAATAGAAGGGTCATTACAATCACCAGTTAAAACATTGGATGCTACTATTTCTGAATTATATACTAAATCATTATAAGTTGATTGGAATGTATCAGAATAATATATATTATAATCATCGCAAGATATATTTCGTACAATTATGGTTGCTGATTTATTTAAATTATTAGCATAAATATTACTACTATTAACTGCTATAAAATTTTCTCCCGATATTACATCTTCTGTAAAAGTTATATCAGTAATATCAACTACATTATTCCACTTTGTTTTTATTGATGACGAGTCAATAGTAAAATCAACAACACTTGTTTTTTCTAAATCAGATAAAGCTGAAACATTAGTACTATCTCCATAATCATAAAAAGGTGCAGAACAATCTTCTGTCCATTCTTGTGAAACAATCCAATCAGAACAAACACTACTACCAACACAAAGATAACCTAAAGGTGGTTCTGGAAAATAAGTAGTATATCCATCTGTTGTACATACTGAAGGACAAAAATTTTTTGTACATCCACTATTACCACCAAGTCCAAAAACATTAATACTCAACAAAACCCCAACCAGTAAAAATATAAACATTAATCTTATTTTATTTTTCATTCTAACCCAATCTCCCCATCAATGTATGTAACATTAACAGCTGTTCCTGCACCATCATCATTAGTTGTAATATAATGAGCAGATATATTTGTTGATATTGTTGTATTAATATAATAGTTTGAAGTTATATTCCATAAACATCCGCTATTTGGTTGACTTATTGAACTAATACCATTATTACTAAAATTATAATAAATTGGATATGCACCAGTTGCTGTTAAAGCTCCTGTAGTAAAATTATATACAGTATCAGTTGAACTCCAATTAGGAGTATAACTAATATTGCTTTTAGTTAATCCATAATTGTCCCAACAAAAACTTATTGATGAATTATATTCTGAAACAGTTGTAAAATTATAATCTAAAAGATAATTACTCCATAATCCATCACTAACTAATATAGTATAATGATATGTTGTATCTGCTTCTCTATCTGTCCATAAATAACTAGTATTTGAACCACTTGTAACTCCAGTAGTTGTTTCTATAGGAGAACACGAATAAGTATTTTCACATGGATAATATATAACAGTTAAATCTCTGCCTTCTTCATCTAGAACATACACTGATAAATTAACCCAATTTAATTTTCCAGTGGCTCCAGCATCAGGAGAAACTAATGTAATAGTTACATTATTATATTGTCTTACCGCAATATATGAATAATATGAAGTTCCACTTGTATTAGTTGAATCATTTGAACCATAATAATCATAATTCAATCCACATGTTATGAATGAACCCACAGTAGATGCATTAGTAAGAATTTGTGAACCTATTTCCCCAGATATTTCAGTATATGTTACTAAATTTACTGATTCATACCACGTATAATTTTGAACAGTAATAGGATTAACATTAGTATAAGTACAATTAATATAATCAACTCTTGTAGCATTTAAAACAGCTACTGTTGGTGTTATAGAAACAACTACTCCTCCAAATACTTCTGCTGTTGTAAATGTTATATTACTTTCTGAATCATTATAAATTGTGTCACTAACTATATAAGACCAAGAATATGTAGTATTTATTATTCTATCATCCCAAGTTGTTGAAACTGTTGAACCATTTGTAACTGGATAAAAATTTGTTGCAGTACATCCAAAATCTGCACATTTATATATTGATACATTCATGTCTCTTCCTTGTTCATTTGAAACAGTTAAATTAAGATAAATAAGTTCTCTTTGGTCTGTTGCTGTGTCAATTGGAGATTCAGTTATAGTAAATGTATTTGTATCCCAAGGTAAAATTAATGTTGTAGTTGTGCTATTAAGTAAATAATCAGTACTCTCAAATGTATAATTAACTCCACATTTTAAATATGTTGAACTTGCAGTTTCATTTGAAGATATATTTTGTGTTGTTAAACTATCTATTAAAATAAAAGTAATATTATCACTTGAATTATACCAAGAATAATTATTAAATACTACTCCAGTTGCAATAGTATGTGAACAACTAACATTCTCAGAAAAAGTAATATTACCTACAGCTGTAGTTGGAGTTTGAGTTATGATAATTTCTGAACCAATTAAAACATGTCCTTCTATTTTTCCAGAACCTTCTTGTCCTAATAATACTCCTAAATTACCATCATAATCTAAAGCCATATCTGGCATTATTTTTGTTTGTGAACCAGCTTGTTCAAACGAAGTACTATAAGTTGCATCATAATTCCATGATGTACCATTCCATAAATAACCGTTTGCTGAATCAATATAACCTCCAACTAATGCTAAATAATCTGTACCATTAAAAGGATTATTAATGACATCTATATATGTATTTGAACTAGTAGGTAATCCAACTACTATAGATGTATCTGCCACCCAAGTTTTTGTAATTGAATTCCAATAATAAGATTTATCATCACCACTATCTTGTTGTGAAATAATTAAATCTATTTCATCATTTCCAGAAATATTAGTAAATGAAGTTATTTTAAACCAAGGACCATTAACTGATGTATTAATTCCTGATATTGCTGTTGCATTAACTGCCCAAGATGAACCATCATATTGATATGCAGAATATGTAAATTCAGAAGTTTCATCACCAATAACTATTAAGCTCCAATTATTATCATTAAATAAATTATATACAAATCCACAACTTGCCCATTTTAAACTAGCCATACTATTTAATAAAGTAGCATTTTCTACATAAGATGAACCATTCCATTGATATGCTGTTAAATTATTTAAATCTGTTCTTGTAGCAGAAGCAGATGATGCTTCAAGCATTATTTTATTATGTCCATAAAAATCACTAGCAGTACAAGTTCTATGATTTTCATAATATGCTATTGCTGGGGCAATTGTATTATCTAAGGTCCATCCATATGATACCACTGGATCAAACATTCTTACATCATATTCTTCATAACTTGTTTCTGGTTTATATCTAATTATTATTTTATCTGAACTTAATTGTTGAAATACTTTTGAGTAATAAGCACTGTCTTCCCATTCAACTTTCATTCTTCTTCCAAATGAAAATGGTGAATTTATTATTTGAGTTTCTCCACCATAAGTAATATCTCTATATTCAAAATGTAATATTTTGCCTTCACAATTTATACAAATATGTTTAGTTTCTATTGGAACTAATTCAACATCTGTTACATTACCATTAAATATATATTTAGATATAGTAGTTATATTATCTTTCCATAACGATTTTCTCTCTATAATAGTAAGGCCATTTTCATCATAAGTAGTTACTTCTCTTGATTTAGCACGCATTTTAGTTGTACCATCAAATAAATTTACATATTCTTTAGCTCCTAAATTCCATCCATCATCCCAAGTATAATATTCTGTTACTGTATTTTCTACTACTATCTTAACATTATCTGGCATCATTATATATATGCTAGCTGTAAGAATTATCATTATTAAAGTACCTAAAATTATTTTTTGTTTAACCATTAGAAAATCACCTGTCCATTTCCACTATCTAATAAAGCTGTTGATATATCTGTATCAACAAAAATTGTATCATAATATTTATCTTCAAAAGTATTATTATAATTAAAAATTTCTAGTGTAGATAATACAGGAGTATATGTGGAATCATATGTTATCATATCGTTACCTGCTTGACCAAAAGTTGAATTTCCAAATAAAAATACACTCCCACTAGCTGCACTATAATCTTTTTTAGTTAAAATAAATTTTTTTACTAAAACATTAATATCATTATATGAAGTTTCAAGTCTAGTTATAAAATCTGGAATACCAGTATCACCAGTTTGTATTTTTCTAATATCGTTAATTATTTGTTTTAATGTATCAGTTAATCCTTTAATTTTTTGAGACAAACTTATTGTAACAACATTACCACTATAACTTGTTTTAGTATTAAATTTATAAACTACTTTATTAATTTCATAAGTATTATTATTTTCGTTTTGTTTTGGTAAATTAACTAAAATTGTATTACCTGGGACTAAATATTCTATACCATTTGAAATTAATATACCTTCCATAAGTGCATCAGCACTTTCTTTAATAATTTGTTTAGCTCTATCTCTTGCTTCAACAGGGTCAGTAATTTCTTTATCAGTAATTACTTGTTCTTTTCTACCATATGAAATAACTGAACTACTATCTTGAGCAAATTTAACTATAGCTTGTCCTCTATCATAATCAATTGTAAATGCTTCTCCAGATGTTGGAATATTATAACCTGAAGCAGTTCCTGAAACAAAAACAATATTACTATTACTAAAATCTACTAGATATTGAACACCAGATAAAGCTCCTTCATTAGTAGCATTTAAAATACCACCATTAAGATGAGTTCCACTAACATTAACATCTGTGTTATATGGTGAATAAGTTAAACTATATTCTGAACCACCATTAGCAATAAAATCTTGTGTTGGAACTTTTGTGAATATTTTAGAACCATAAACCCAAACTCTATTAATAACTTCATCATCATTAACTTGAAAATTTGAACTTATTATATTAGTACTATCTAAAGTAACACCAGACGAAATTGAACCTTTTAATTCAAAATGTAAATCTCCATCTACATCTACATAAAAATAAAATCCTGCAAGTTCGGCTAATCTTTTTAAAGCATCAAAAACAGATGTATGATTAAATTGAATTTTATCTATTTCAATTCCAGTAGCATTAACATTATTAGTAGTTAATTCTGGAACATCTCCCATAAGTGATAAAACTATTGCACTAATTTCTGTATTATTAAAAATAACAGGCTCAACAGTTGAATCAATTAAAATAGTACCTTTATCTTTTCCAGATATTGTAATAGTACCTGTATTTTCATTAGCCATATTACCAATGTCATCTACATTACCTTTAAAAATTTTTGTAGTATTTGAATAAATTTCTATTTCGTCATTAATAGTAAAATCATCTTTTCTAATTCCAGCACCACTATCAAATATAGCTTTAAAATTAGATACTGAATTATATTCTCCTCTACTATTAAAGATAGTTAAATCTTTAGATTGAAAATACTCTACTCCATTTAAATATAATTTACCAATTATCAATTATATTTCACCATTATATTTAACCATTATATTTAACCATTATATTTAATCATTGTATTTAATTCTTCTTGAATAGCTCTATTAACTATATCACCATTAACTCCCATGATGTCACCATTAAAATTATAAGTATTACCTTGATTACTAGATGAATTTGTATCGTTATTTGTTGCTCCTATTAAGCTAGAAGATTCTGGTATATTTTTTGATTCTTTAGAAGGTAAATTAAAAGATATTCCAGAATCTTCTGTTCCTAAAAAAGATAATTCATCAACAATAGAGCTAACACCATCAGAAAATAAATTTGCTGCTTCTGCTAATACTCTAAATATATCAACTAATCCATTAAGAGCTCCAGCCTCTTCAGCTAATTTAAATAAATTACCTAATGAAGTAACCATTGTTCCTAATGATTCACCAAGATTTGTAAATATTTCTAATAAATCAGGACCGCTATCTTTTATAAAATTTTTAAAAGAAGCAAAATTTTCTTGAGCTTGGTCCATATCAAATGTTTCTAAAAACCCTTCTGCAAGTGGTTTAAGTACATTATCTATTACATAATTATAAATTTCTTTAACTGAATCTATTACTCCTGTAATTTTATCTTTTATAACATCTGTATTTTCACTTAAAAAACTTAATACACCTGAAAGCATACCTTTAAAAGCGTCAAATATTCCTGTATCTCTAACTATTTCATCACCCATAATAACTAAAGTATCTTTTAAATTAGAAACCATTTGATTTGCTGTACCCATTTGATTCTTAAAAGCATCAGCAAATTGACCACCGGCTGCACCAGCGTTTTTAAAAGTTTGTTCTAATAAATCAAAACTAATTTCCCCATTACTAATCATATCACCAAGTTCTTCACCAGTTTTTCCTGTTGCCTCAGTTAATAAATCAAAAATTGGTATTCCTGCAAAAGCGAATTGTTTAATATCTAACATAGAAGCTTTTCCAACTGAACCGATTTGTTGTAAGTTAACAATAATTCTATCTAATTCAGGTTGTCCTTTTCCTGCAGCTGCTAAAGCTTTACCTATATCTAAAAGAAAACTTTCAGATCTAGCTGCATCTTTTGTAACAGTAGTTAATAATTTGTTAGCTGTAATTAAACCAGGTAATTCAAAAGGTGTAGCTGCTGCATCGATTTTAATTTGTTCAATAGCTTTATCTGCTTCTTCAGCACTTCCTAATAATGTTATGAAACCTTGTCTTTCTTGTTCTAAATTACTTGCTGTTTTTAATGCTGCACCACCAGCTGCTACTGTTGCCGCACCGAAAGCTAATAAACTTTTAGTAGCTACTCCAACAACTTTACTTCCAAACCCTTTTAATTTAGAACTAAAAGCACTAAGTTTACTACTAGCTTTATCTTCTAATGATAATAATATATTAATCTTAGCATCTGCCATTTTCTTTTTCCTTTAATTATTTAATATAAATAAAAATAAAATAAAAATTAACATGTACCTTTTCCACGTCCACCTTTTGGTTTACTTGGTCTAGGACTTCTTTTTCTTGGTCCTTTTTTATCTCTA